TTCAAGTAGTGCATATTATAATAATATTGGATTTTTAACTTTTGCAAATATATCTACCTTGTATATTAATACTTTATTGTCTGTTAAAAATTTGGAATCTGCGCTGGATAATATTGAAAAGAAATTATTGTCACACTGCCTCCAAAATGGAATAAATTGTATTTTACATGTTCCTGCAGAATTAAATTTGAGGCAAATTTTGATGATGAAAAATATTGAACTTTATGATAAAAATATTTGGTTCATTTGGTCTGAAGAAATTCAACGCAAGGAAAGATATTTGGCAACAATTTCCGACATTGAGAAATTCTGCCCCAGTAATGAAAATTTAAATCATTCCAATTGGAAAAATGCGGCTTTGGAAATAATGGATACACATTTTGAACGAATTTTAAAAGAAAAGAAATTTGCATTTAGTTTAATTTATAGTGATAGCAATGAAATGGTGAATCCAATCAGCCGGTATAATTGTGGCACAGCAAAGGAAAATATTTTACCAGAATTTATCATTTCCATTTTGACACAATTATATTTGAATAAAGATTTATCAAAAGTTTTGAGTAGTGAAATATTAGATTTTCAAATAGAAGATATTCAAAATGAAAAATATATAAACTTTTTACAAGTTGATTTATAAAAATAGACAATGTATGAAAATGAATACAGGAAATTTCTGGAGCAAAGAAGAAGAATTACAATTATTGGATGAAATTGGTGATAAAAGAACAGTTACAGAGATTGCCAAGTTACACGGGCGCACACCAAAAGCTATTGAAATGCGAATTGATGCATTGATTCGAAAACAATATAGTGAAAATTATACAATGGCATCGCTTATGAACTTGTACAATAAAAATGAAAAGGAAATTTTAAGAATAATACAAGATGCACCACCACAAAAGGAGTCAAAACAGCCATCTGATAAAAAACAAAAAACCGAGGACAAATTAAAAAATATTGAAGACCGTTTAGAAAGAATAGAAAAATATTTGACCAGAATATATAAAAAAGTTGTAAATTAAAATAATCTTTTGAAATATTAGAATGAGTCCATTATATAATGCCGGATGTTATAACATCCCTCTTGAATTTATCATGTCTTTGAATTGCAATCTTCAAAATAATTGCAATTCCCCTTGTCCTCCAATCATTCCTGTATGTGGTAAATCTTCTGTTCCTTATGCCATTAATACTAATTGTGCTCCTCCTTATGACCCCTATTGGCCCAACAAGGCTCCTTGTGGATACGGTTGTCAAAACTTGTGTGGTTACGGATGCAACCCCTTATTACCAATTGCTTACAAAGTTTCATTAACCATTACCGGTATTAGTACTTATAGTTTTGTTATTACTGATTTGGCTGGAAATCAAGTTGCACAAGGAACTGCTGTATTGTGTGGAAATGTATTGCAACTCACTTTTCTAGATACAGACAATAATAATATTGGATACGCCAATATTGTTTTTGTTGATTACAATATTGCTCGACGTGGTGTTGTCACTTTCTGCGGTTCCATCAAATGCACTTTCCCTCTTTGCTACACTGTTACTCCTAATATTCATTGTTGCTACCTTTGCTAGGTTTCCTAGGTCGGGGAATTGGTACTGGTAAAGGTATATAAGGAAAATTTTTACAATATCCTAAACTACCAACAAATTGATGGCAATACATGTGTCGTGGGCAATCTAATTGACTTGTACAAGGACTATATTCTTTTTTGGTTTTTGGAAATAAAAAAAACAAAAAGGTTAATTGTACGATTCTCATAATTCTTGCACCCTTTTTATTTAAGCATTTTATAAACATTTTTTGTATTTTAAAAGCTCCAAATTGAGAAAATTTTTTGCTGGTTTGGAGGCGTTAATCGCGAGAAAGTTGCGTAATAATGAATTTCATATTTTCAATATCCACAGCACGGTCCTCATTTCTATTTCGATAAAAAATAATACTATCCAATTCTAAATTTAAAACTTGATTTACATTAACAATGTATCCAAGCTGTACTGGGGTAATCTCTGGAAATTTGTTTTTAATCAATACAGCAATAGAAACATCATCCATAATTGTATAGTCTAATTCTTTTTGGTAGGTCAAAATTAAGTGCACCATACTTTTAGAAAATATCATACTAGTACCACTTGCAAAATTTGTGCCATAATGTTTTGATTTTACAATTCCATCAATTCCATCATCCCAATTTAAATTCAAAATTATACTAGAGGCATAGTCTGGAGCTGTATCAATTAACTTTTGTTCGAGTAACTTGAAATTAATAATTGTACTAATATTGGATCGAACTAAATAGTCATACTCCTTGTCTTTTACATAGTCGAGAGCTTTTATAGTTTTTTCCAAAATGCCTGGAGTTCTTGACTCAATCCCGTGTATGTATAATATATCATCTTTCAAATAAGGATTGTGAAAATTTTCCGTGTTTGAATATTTGTAATAAATGGTTTTTACTTTTGGGGAAAATTTCTTGTAAAGGTCTCTAGTTATGTCATACATTTGATTATAGTAGATATCATCCGAAAGTAATACCAAGTGTAAAATTTTTACAGTCTTGTTTTGATAACATTGCTGAATAAAATTTTGATTTATTTGTATAGACTCATTATTTTCAATCACCATACTTATATGCTTAACAGTGTTTGGTAAATGATCCCCAAATAATCCAACTCGTTGACAATCCGATGCAGGAATTGAAATTATATCCTTGTTACTTGCATCACGACATTTGGTCAATACATCAAAGGTTATGTTTTTATAATAATTTTCTACTCCATATAAAATCTTCATTATTTTATATGGAGTGGAAAATCTTTTTAAACGGATTTATTTCTTCAAATATATTTTTCCTTCATTTGTTGGTAGGCTTCTTCAAGCGTTCGAGTAAATAATTCTGGATTTCCTAAAGATATTGTTTCCATCTTGGAACGAATCGTACTATGAAGCAAATGTAATTCCTCGATGTTTCTTCCCAAGTCGACCGTCTTTTGAATATATTCACCTTTATTTTTGGCAATGTATTTTTCCATATTCATATGACTTAATAAACTAACTCCCACGCGCGAATGATAAGTTTTGCCCTCCAAGGTGATGAACGGTGTATTCATCCATAAACTTTCATGACTTGTCATTCCTCCATTATACGGGTGCGGATCCAAACTTATATCAATATCGTTGTAAGAATCTAAGTATTCTGCAATATTTGAACATAGTGAAATGTTGATTTGTTCTTCTTTGACACCCTCTTTTATAAATTTTTGTTTCAAATAAGTACGATAAAATGCGCAATTATAAAATAGACAATAACGGAAAAATAACTTTGCTTCAGGAAGCATGATTAAAATATGCGAAAAAATTTTTATCATTGTCGGTGAAAGTTTTTTTGGATTATTAAAATAACCGAGACGGATTATATAGGAATCTTCTCTATTATATCTTTTAAGAGCTTCTACTGGATAAAAATTATTTTGATAGGTTTGAAAACCGTTCGGTAAGCACCATAATTTTTCTACATAAAGTTTTTGTAATTCTGGAGGAGTAGTATATTGATCGGTTAATTTGTAATCTATTTCTGGAATTCCACTTGTTCCTGGATATGCAAAGTAAGAAACAATGATTCGGGCTGGTTTGTATTTTAACAAATAAATTTTAGAATTGTTGGTAAATCCCATCATTTCAACAAGTATATCTAAATTATCTTTGCAAATTGTGCTTAAAATGACAGAATCCGACTCCTCGCCTAAATAACGAAATGTACTATTATCAAGATTTAACATTTTCTGGTGGACCATATCTTGTTCTGGTTTTTTGTATCTTAAATCATAACAATAGATATCCAACTTGGATTTATCATGATGTTTCAAAATATTATAAAACATGAATCCAACAGGATGGGTTTTAAAATCTGACCCAATATATCCAACGCGAAGTTTGTGTTGAAATACAAATCGATTAAAATTTAAAGTAATTTGTGCTAATTCTGGTTCTTCCACAAATAATGTCTCCATTAAGTTGATTATATGGGTTGAATGTTCCAAAGGATCTTTATTTTCTAAATATAATTCTGTAATGACATAATTAACAATGGCATTGTTGACAAAATTTCTTATATTTTTGGTCGATGCAGTCATTAGTGTTTTCAACATATTGCGTTCACATTGTTTAATTTTTTCAGGATTATCCAAGTTTAATAAAATATCGATTTCGTGTATATTTGCAATGGCTACATAATTAAATGGATCGATGTATAATATTTTTTGATATAATTGGTAGGCTTCCATTAGATTATTAAAATGTTTTTTGGAACTTAGCAAGTTGGCAATGTTTAAATCAAATTCGTGTAAAAGCGCTCGTTCCATATATTCCATACTTTTAGCGTCATTTTTGTCGTCAATTTCCAATACTGCCAAATTTTTATTAATGTTAAAATCATCCTTCATGTCTAGACAATTTTTGAAATATTTTCGCGCGTGGTCATAATATTTTAATTTGTAATAAGAAACTCCTAAATTTAACATCAAGGTATAATATTCCTGATTTTTACAAAAGTATTTGGATTGTTCATTAAAGGTTTTAATACAATTTAAAAACTCTTCCTTGTTGTAATATTCCATAAATTGCTGTATCATGACGCTATAATTTGAATCGATATATTGATTTCTTGCTGTAAAAATTTTTGCAACTTGATTTAGAAATTGTCTAATATTATTTTGACTCATATAATATTCAATAATGTATTGTCTATTTTTATCTCGAATGATATTTTTTTCTTTTGTGCTGAGACTCAAAACTTTTTCCAAGGTTGTCGTATAATTTTTTTTAAATTCAGTACTATTTTTATCGTAATGAACAATATAATTGTAAGATGGTGTTGTTTCAGGAAGCGCACCTAAATCACTTGTTACAATAATACAACCACACGCCATGGCTTGTAGAATTACAATACAGCTTGATTCGGCTGTGTTACTGGGATAGGTTAAAATATCATGATTCATCAGAAGAGTTGATAATTCATATTGCGAAACAGGCGCCGTCAAATCTACATTGGGAATTGTTTTAAATTCATTTTTCCAAGGTATCTCTGTGTTATTTTTATTGTATAGGCTCATTCCAGAACGAATGGTTAATTTTGATTGCGGAAATTTTTCTTGTACTTTTGGAAAGATTGTTAAAAAATATTCTAGTCCGCGATCAGGAGCGCTACAATAAATCATGCTATTTAACTGTTTTTCATAATTTGGTGTTTTTAAAAGACATTCGAATACATCCCCTATTGAGTTTTTCAATAATAAACTCTTGTATTTTGGAATATCAAATTTACATTCGTAGCGATTTTGTATCCATCCGCTGACAAAAATAAATAAATCGACAAGTTCCAAAAAATGCTCGTGTTTAAATTTTTGTTGCATACTGGGAATAAATGTTGAAATATCATTATGAATATATAATGCATACAAAGTGTTTGGATTATTTTGGATTGATTTCTGATAATAAAGATCGGATGGATCATTAAGAACAATAAATATATCACAAGGTTTTGAATTTGAATTAAATTCATTTCGAGAAATATGTTCGACTCCATCAATTATTTCTGTTTTGAGAATGTTATTGACCAAAGTAACTTTTTGATTTAGTTGTGTTAGTTGTTTTGCTAAAAAACATACAGCACTGGGAGTACCCCCTAAAGATTGAGACAAACTTTTTATAGTATAATCAGCGGAACTATCATATAAAATAAAATTCATTTTATATTGATTGACAATGTTTTTAAGTATTTATTTCTTTTCAAGCCAAGTATATATCTATGGCCGACCAGAATTATTATTTACTAATTATCGATATGGTTCAAATGAAAATTGTGGTACAGAATACAATACTTTATTTTTATATTTGAAAATCAAATTATGAAATATATGACCCAACATTTCATGCCATTTAATAGGATAACCAAATCCATTTTCTAGAGCATCGTGAGATTTTTTGGCTGGATTTTGTTTCAAAAGTTCCAATTTCTCATCCAAAACTTTAACTACATAATCGTACCATTCTTGTGTCAAAGGTGTCCTTGGTTTGCAAATAATTGCAGCAGTTCCAATCAAATAGTGACAAAATGGTTTCATTTCCTGGACAAAAATTGCACAGGGTAACTCTTGATACCCACAAATCCAATGGTCATTATGAGTTGCTAAATCATAAAATCCCTTTTTCCAAGTACCTGTAGTATGTTTAATGTCTGCATATCCTCCACCATAAAAATGCATAAAATAGGCTCTTAAATAATCCGATTTATGAGTATTGCATAAATATTGATATGCAGGATGTAAGGGATGGCCAGGTAACATGTATTTGGTTACATCCTCATTCTGAATCAAAATAACTTTGACACCACACATTTTTTTAAATTTTTCAAGCGCAATTTTACGAGTTGCACTCATTTTTTGATCACCTACCCAAAACATGTAGATAATATTGGTTTGAATGGTAGAATATAAATACGATAAGATGGAATTTTTAAAAAACCGTTCCGAGTTATAAAATGTTTGAGATGATAATAAATACACGGGTTGATCATCAATCTCTTTTACATTCTGTTCCAATAATTTGGAATACATTCCACGTTGCAGAATATAAAATAAGGAATCAAATTGTATTACCTTTTTTTTTGAGCTTTCGACATTTGAAATTTTTTGATTGTTTTTCAGATATAAAAACCTTCCATCCTCTGTTGTAATAATTTCTGCATCAATAATTTTTGGTAACCAATCATCCAACGATTTATTACAAAATAAATATGGATCCAAATATAATCCTCCATGCTCTTCCAAAACATTATGTTTGCATCGCTCTTTTTCAATTTTATTGACTTTCCATGAAGGATTATGAAATATCCAAGATTCAATGCATTTTTCAGCTATACTTGAATATTCAATTGGTATAAAAATATTCTTCATGATTTTTATAACCAAACATGCTTATATTTAAATTATTTGGTGGCAAGAACTGGTAATAATTCAACATTAATATTTGCTGACAACATGAATCTTTCTTTGTTGGACTGACTAAAAAATGGATTAACCAAATGAATAAGATAGTCTTCCCAGATCAATAATGTTCCACTGGTAGGTCGAATATGAACTAGTTGATTCTGATAAACAAAGGTAATGCACCCAGAATAGGTTTGAGACACATCAGGATCTCCATCATCAATATAATAAGCCACGCTAAATACTTTGTGAAAGTCTGAATGGGTAGAGGCTATGTGATTATGAGGACTCAAGAAATTACCTTGCTTGTATTTTTGTATCCATGAATTTGTAATAGTATATCTGAAATCTCCTTGATGATTATAAATAACGGAAATCATCTCATTAATCCCATCCATTATATATTGTCTAATTTTATCCACATACATATTATTCATTTGAAGAAAATTATTACCAGGCACATAGGCATTTTTGGAAGTGAATATACCAAAATCTTTACTTGGATCTTGATTTTCTTCCACATAAATCTGTTCTTTAGTTAAATCTAGAATCAGAATGTTAAACTCGGTATTAAATTCTTCCACTTCCTTAAAGTTGGATTTAATATAAATGGGAATTGGATTAATATCTAAAATATTTTCAGATAGTCGAACAAATTTTTTGTGTTCTTGACTCACCCTATTTTGATTCATAAAATCATCTAAAAATATGTTGGTGGACATTTTATAATCAAAATTTAATTATTTAAATTGTTTTGATACATCAATACTAGAATTTTAGCTATAATAAAAAAAAATTGATTTTAAAAATGTTATTCTAACCGGTATAAAATGGATCTTGTAACAGAATTTAAGCAACAGTATTTGATTACACAAAAAGCTAGGGAAGATGATCTTTACAGTAAAGATCATATGAATGCAATTAGCAAATTGGATAAATTATTTTTCAAAATATCCGAGCATCAAAATATGGGTCTTTGTGAAAATGAGTGTAAGCAGAATATGTTCTTTAAAAAGGTTGATAAAGGATGGGCAGCAGTTTGTCAATGCAGTCAATCTTACTTTATTAAAAATTAAAGAAGAATAACATGAAGCCTCCAGCGGATAGACCACACAAGATGAATTACTTTTAAAAAAATTACAAAAATCGTTTCTAAATAAAAAACACTAGCAATAAAATGAAACAACAAGATTTTCCACCTCTTGGTACTCCAGCTCCAACAAAATCTAATAGAAGATCAGCTCGTATTGCTGCACCAGCTGTACCACCAGCGCAACCAAAACAATCTCCTTTTTCTACCCTTTTAAAACAAGTAATGGCAGCCAAAACTCAACAATCTCAAATATTAGCAGAGATTCGACCTTTTATCAATGCAATGATTGAAAACAAGGATTATACCATTAAAAAAATTCCAGGTGATGGGCAATGCTTGTTTAGTTCTTTAGGTTATTATTTGACACCGATTAAAGCTGCTCAATTAAGAAAGGAAGCCGTTGAATTGGTGAGCGAAAATTGGCAACAATATCAACCATTTCTACAAGAACAACAATTTGGTAGTGTAGAACAATATAAGCAAAAAATGTCAAAAAAAGGAACCTATGGAGCTCATATTGAATTATTAGTCTTGGCAATTAAGTACAATCTTTGTGTAATTGTTATAAATCAAGATGATTATGATTTTACAATTGTAAATAGTCAAGGTTCAAAAATTATATATTTATGGCTATCCGGAAGATTTAGCGTGCCACATTATGATGTATTTATACCTGGATGTTAACAACCACATCGCTTATTTGGTTGATAAAATGGAATTAATGTTAGTGTTCTCAAATTTTGGTCTAGAGCAATAACATTAATATATTGTATTTTTTGTTTAAATCCGGTCTGGTCAGTAACAGTTGCTTGTTCTTTTTTACCGATTGGAAAAAATTGATTTGGTGAATCGCTGTGCGCACCACTAGCACTCAAATTCTTTCCATCATCAAAAAATAATGTAACGACATATGGATTATAAGCAGTTGTTTGAGTAGGACTTACTAAACTATATACTGTTGCAGTATAAAGTACTTGTCCTACTGGTTGTGTCAAGTTGGCATCGCTATATAAAATATATTTGTTAATTCCTGCAAAAGCTGTATCTAGAGTATTTTGTTGTGTTGTAAGCTCCGTTGAAAATTTAATCAACGAAGCTTTGGTATAATAAAATGTTTGCATATCCTATATAAATGCAAGATATTTATTCAGAAGTAACTGTTTCAACCGAAACAGGAGCTAAAGCGCTGTAAATGTCATTAACAAATGCATTCGTGTTCTCTACAGGATAACCTCCAGCCAATAGACTGCATTGATACAAAAGTCCTAGTTCACTCTTGGCTCGGAACTCATCGGTTGTGTAGTTTGCAAACACACGCTTCACAATAGGATGCTGACTATTCAGCTCCAAAATTCTCTTGCCCTTCATAAAAGCCATCGACTTGTTATCTCCGAGAGGCTGAGCAGCCATAATCTTTTCCATATTACCTGTCCAACCCCACTTGGTGGAAAGAACACAAGCGGGTTGATCATCCTCAGAGATGAGGCGGGTAGAAATCTTGACGCTTTCAACATTCGAATCAGTAATTGTGTTCTTGGCCCACTCGAGGAAAGCCTTTTGCTCTTCCTTCTCCTCTTCGGTTGTCTCATTTGCCCAAGGAGTAGTATGGTCCTTGCAGATATTCACAAGCTCAAAATCCTTAAACTTGGTAGTTCGCTGAAGCATAAACTCGTCAATAGGCTCATCAAAGAATAGAACTGTGTACCCCTTGGATACATAAAGCTTTGTAAATACATTTTCGGTGGCTTCGGTACCCGTGACATAGTAAATTGACTTTTGCTCACCCACAAGATGCTCTTCTACATAGCTTTCAAGAGAAATTTGTTGATCATTCTTGCTATTTTTAATCTTGAGAAAAGACATCAAGGACTCATCTCCTTCGTGAATACCAAGTTTAACATGACGGCTAAAAGACTCGTAAAACTTGTTATAGAGGTCATCATTCGAAAACAAATCATTCATCATGTTCATGACTTGCTTTTTTAGTTGACTCTTGAGCGCCTTGACAATCTTATTTTGTTGAAGCATCTCACGGGAAACATTGAGAGGTAGATCCGCGCTATCAATTACACCTGTTACAAAGTTCATCCAGTCGGGAAGCATTTCCTTGTCAAGCTCATTAAGAACTAGCACCTTCTTTACATAAAGCTTGATATTGCGCTTATCACGATTGCGGTCACCAAGCATATCAAAAGGTAACTTGGAAGGAATAAACAAAATACCACGGAACTCATATGCACCTTCCGTTTGGAAGTGACGCCAATATAGCGGCTTCTCCCAATCCTTAGAAATCGTCTTGTAAAGAGCGTGGTATTGTTCTTCGCTGACATCAGAGGCCTTGGAATACCAAATAGGAGGCTCCCCGTTCATTTTCTCCCATTCTTGGACCTTTTCAGTCTTGGGTGCAGGCTTTTCCTTGACTTGCTCTTCTTTGGTCTCCTCCTCATCAACTTCCTCTACGGTTACCTTGCCCTCCTCGTCCTCTACTTCTACCTCCTCTTCAATAATTTCCTCCTTGGTTTCAGGCTCTTCCTCCTTGACCTCGACAGTTTTCTCAATATAGAGTGAAATCGGATGAAGAATAAAGGAGCTGTATTGGCTAATGATACGGCGAAGGGTCGCTTCTTCAAGATAAAAAGTCGAGTCTTCCTTGAGGTGGAGGACAATACGAGTACCATTTTCTGGAAACTCGACATTATCAAGTTTTTCAATCGTGTAATACTGATTGGCATCGGAAGTCCACTTGTAAAGATCACATCCCTTCTTGCGAGTGTAAACATCGACTTGATCCGCTACAAGGAAAGCAGAATAAAAACCAACACCAAACTGACCAATCTGATCCGACTTTTCAGTAAGATTCTTGACAAACTCCTTGGTTCCCGAAGTTGCAATGGTAGAAAGATGCTTTACGAGGTCGGTTTCGTCCATACCAACACCATCGTCTTCTAGGACGAGGCACTTTTCAGTAGACAGAGGATTTACACGAATAGCATATTCATTTCCAACAATACCATTTTGGAGGTCAAAATGTCTTTGTTTGTCAATAGCGTCGCTGCTGTTGCTAATGAGCTCTCGGAGAAAAACATCACGGTTACTATAGAAAGAATTGACAATAATGTGCATCAATTCAGAAATGTTTGCCTCAAAAGGCTTTTTATCAATGTTGCTTTCAGTTGAATTCATTTTTTTGAATTTTTGAATTAATAAAATTTATTCATCAATTTTTGACTTAGTCTTTTGTAAAATAAAACACCGAACAAGTTATGATAATATACAAATAAATTAATATTACAATCCATCCAATAATTCTATCCGTATTTGTTGTCACTCTCCACATTACATCGGGATACAAAAATGTAGGAAATCCTAGCAAAATTGCACTTAATAATATGATACAAGACAAGATTGAATAAGGAAGACTAAATACTAGTCCGACTACCAGCAATGAACAAACAAATTGAGCAATAAATAATCCGATTGCACCAACATATAGTTTATCAAATCCAAACCAGCCAATAACAGGTAAGGAGGATAATATAAGCGCGGTTCCCTTTGATTTTTCTGACATTTTTTATTACACTAATTTTTTTTTGTTTTTGGACAAGCAAAAATATTTTTGTGTCCTCGATCATTCCAATACTTTAAGAAACTTGTTCTCGTAAAATACTCTTCAACGTCCTCATTTTTGGTCGAAAATAAAAAGTAAAGATTTGTCATTGTCTATGTTTTGAAAAATAAAATTTTTTATAAAATAAAAATATGGTATATTTTACCAATGATTTTATAATTCCTTGTCATCATAACAAGTTTTATATAGAAATTATACAAACACTTCCTCAATTTATTCAAGACTACGCTGATAATATTATCGATGAATGCACAATAATATCTAACCAAAATAATCAACGAATTTGCTTTTTTAAAAAAAATAATATTTTAATGTATATTCCAAAATCGGTTTTGAATCTGGTGTCCAAAAATTTTTTGGAAACAATGACAACTTGGAAAGAAAAGAATGAATTCGATGATGCAACACAAACCATCCTCTGGACTGCGGAACCAAATGATTCATCGCTACCAATTTATGCTTTAAAGGGAAAAACAGTTATAAAACCTGGCTCACAACCACTTGAATCTATCGTGCATATTGAATTTGATTTTGTATTGTCGCTAGATATAAAAAATAATATGTTGAAATATTTTATTCATCAAATTCTTGAAAAGAGAATTCCAATGATTATTTATAATCAAACCAAACAAATTTATATTTCCTTTGCTAGCTACCTAAATTCTTCGTAAAAATAAATTGTTGTCAAATTCCAAAGGTCGAACATTGAATCGTTTACTGTGAATGGATAGTTGATTATTGGCATAAATCGCCAAAGTCTCAAATTTTTTGATATGGTCTTGTACAAGGCTTTGCGAATCAAACATCAGACATTCATGAAACAATGAAATACAAGTGTTGCAAACCATCTCATACAATAAATATAGATTCATAAATCGTTCCAAGCGATTTTCCTTCAATATCAACTGATTTTTGAAGGATTGTTCATCCATTTTAGATTGTAAAAATAAAACTCGTGTATCAATATTGCGTTGAAATAGTTCTTGATCTCTATTTTCTTCTTGTAATCTGCGCATTTCAATATCTTGTAAATGGCCAATGGAACGATGAATATCAAATATTTTACGCTTCAAGGTAAATTCCATACCCAAGTTTTGTGCCCAATTTCGCAATTGAGACAATGTTGGCAACTCATTTTCGTTGCATGTTCTAGTAGAATTATTGTTGGTGGTGGCAGAATCATTATTTCGCTCCCATTCGTAATAATGGGGATTATGAATGCGTTCACGAATTATGCATCCTGTTCTCCAATCAAATGCTGTATGACATTGAGTACACCACATTTGACGACATCCATCAATCTTGTATATTGCAACTTGACAGTTGGGACAAGATTTTGTTTCCTTCTTAATTTTGTTTACGGATTCAATATTCTCAGGTTTACATTCATGACCTTGGATTTTATCTTCGTGACATTGCATGCAAATTACATTTTTACATAAAGCACAAGTTCCTTTATGATTGATATACCCTTTGCAATCTTTGATACCGCACATTTTTATAAAAGTCTTCTTCTCAATGGCCGTAAAATCTGTAATTACATTCGTTGACTTTGCTTCAAGAAAGCTTATATTGCCGCGAAAGCCAGAGATGGAGTTATTTAGCTCACCAAGTTTTTTTTGTAGTTCCTTTCTTTCTTTCAAAACATTTCGAATCTTGTCATGGACATATTCTTTTTGTTCTTGATTTTTATCAATAAGACTTACAGTTTCTTGAAAAAAGGAAGATTCTCGATCAAACAAAACATTTTCACGATGTTTTTTATATTCTTTTATTCGAAAGTTTCTAGAGAGTGTTGCGTCGATAAACTCTCGATTCCAAGAATGTTTACAATTAAGACAACACGGATCATTATTGTTACTTGTAATATATTTTTTAATACATTGTGTGCAACATTCATATTGGCAATATAAACAAGTTATTTTTTTTCTACTTGAAGATGTATAGTTATCTGTGCATATAGGACATGTCATTTTGTTTAAACAATTGTAATTTCTTTAATTGAAAAAAAATATATTGTTTTATTATTAGAGCGCATGCCTACTCTAAAAAAAGAAGAGATTATATTAAATGATGTTCGTCGTTTATTTATCAACAATCGATCGTATCCAAAATGCTTTCAAACGAACAGTGATGTGATGGCTATATGTGATTTATTTTCGGATTCCTATTCAACATCTTTGAGCAAACCAGAAATAAAATATTTATTTAGTTTGTATACTTTATTATTATGTGGATTAAGCGCACTTAATAATCAAGTATCTCCAGATAAAATTAAAACTCGATTTTCTAGATTTTTAAACATGGATGGTACAAGTACTTGGGCATTTATAATAAAAATGATTAAACTCATGTTGAATAAAGATTTGGAATTTTTTAGAAATTTGCTCAATGAAGCTGATTATGATTTATTCAAAAAAAAACATGTTCATTTTGAAAAGTACATTATGAATGAATTAAAAAAATTTTACGAATAAGTAAAAATACACGATGAATATTTGTTCATGTTACAAAAAATCAAACAAAGGTGAACCCAAGGTACGATGCTCCAATCATAAAATGAAAGGTTCAAATTTTTGTTACCCTCATCGCAATTGTAGTGATGCTGTATTTGTTCAAGTCAAGGTCGAGGTTCCAGAAGATCAACAGCACCAAGATGTTAAACCAGAGATTTGTGATGCCATCTCCAAATTTGGAAAATACTGTGTTTATGATAAATTACCAGGGTCAAAGTTTTGCAAGGCGCATCACGGACAAACAGGCGTATGGCCCTATGTCAAGGGACAAATCACCCCTCAACAAGTATTACAATTACAAAAACAAAAGCCATCAACAGCGCCGCAAGTTGTTGATTTAACGCAATCACCCGCTGAGTTTCCTCCAGGACAATTTGCAGGACCAACTGGTCAAGATCAAGATTTAGTTCCTATTCACAGCATGTCGAAAATTGCACAAACTAGTCCGCTTTGCGATGCTATAAAAAAAGATGGTTCTCCTTGTACACATCCTAAAACGGTTGGTAGATTTTGTGGTGTTCATGCAAAAGGAAAATGGCCTTATATAAAAGGTGAAATAACTCCGAAACAAGTTGTTGAAGCACAAAAAGGAGTAAAAAAGGATGCCTATTCGCTCATCATGCAAAAAGCGGGACAATTATTGCCTGCTCAAAGACAATATTTGTCGGCAAAATGTGGGGTCGCATGCTGTCCGTTAGTACAACGACAACATGATGATTCTTGTAAATATGGAATCTGTAATCCTCCAAGTCCTCAATTGTTGACGAATCCTCAAGCCTATCCAGCCCATTGCAAACGAAATTGTGATAAAATTGTTGGAAAAATTGTTAGAAAGAATAGTGTAGCCAAGAAAGATCCTAAAAGAACACAAAAAACGCAATATTATCAATATTTACAAAAGTATTTAAAAGATGCCTATGATGAAGCAAATTGCGGTAAATCACGCTCCAAAAAAGTCACCATAAAAATTGAACAATAATTTATTATTTTTTATAGTATAATAATAAATGCAGTTTATTGATTTTTTATACCTTGTGAAAAAAATTGTTCCATTGCCTCCACTGTCTGCTCTAAAAAAAGCTCTTGTTTTACAAGAAATTGAAAATTTACCTACGAATCACAAGGAACTTTATTGGCTAGCGATATGTAAATCCTTTCACAAAATTTATCCTGATTTTTATATTGAGAAAGAACAAGATTTTACAAATGAATATTTTTTAGATTTTGTGACACAAACCAATGAAACTGTGGAGGAATATACTGTAATCATTCATTGCGGAAAGGACAAGTATCGATTTTTTGTGGACGAGCTTTTAGAAGTCTTTCACAACGATTTGTGTCGATCCAATACAATTTTGTTTGAAGAAACTGCACAATATATTGATGCTACAAGAGGTTATGTTTATGGACAAAGATTACATAATATTGTATGGAGTTTACAGCGTTCTTTTCGTCTACCAGTAAATCCTTGGTCAAATAAAACTTTTACTTGGGAACAGATTAAGGAAATTTTTTCACAATTCTTGTTGCTTGGAATTAATCTTGGAGATAATCATCCAGAAGTAAATGCATTTCTTAAAGATGCAAAGAATATATTATATTTGGCAGAAAAGTCTGATTCTAACCAGCAAGTATCACCTTTTTTGCAAGGGTACTTTGAAAAAAAAGGACTTGTTTTTGAAGAAAAGATACAACCTATTTGGACATGTGCAAATTGTAAGAAAGAAAACAATATGGATTTTACTGCCGAAAGACAATTAAATAGCGGAGAATGTCGATATTTGCAGCGAGGTAAAACTATCAAATGTTGCCATTGCGAGTTTGTCAAAACTTGGCAAGCAAAATTAGATTGTCGAAATGAATCTAAATGGAGGTCTTTAGGAGGCAAAAAGTTTTCCTATTTACAATGTTTGCTGGATTAAACTTTTAATGGTCTGGTGATCCTTGATTACCGCCCGGTCCAAACTTTAATTATTGGTAAGTTTTGGGGGACATGATTTTTGTATTTGTCATACGAATATCCCCATTGACAATATTTATGGATATTTCCAAATA